GGGAGGGGGTAGACAAGCGGGAAAAATGGTGCTAGTATTGGGTGCGTAAGGGGTTTTTTGGGAAATGGAAGGTGACTGAGTGATTGACGGTTACGACGGGCTGGTGATCCTGGGGTTGGTGCTGCTGGTGGCCGCGGTCTTTCTGATCGCGGGCTGGGTCGGGCTGATGGCTTTTGCGGGCGGGCTGCTGGTGGTGGTGGGGGTGTTGGGTGATCGAGTGCAGGGCCGGAAGCCAAGAGGCGGCGGGTAAATGGGATATTTTGCACGATTATTTGATAAGCGAGCGCATCCATCGAATCCGGGCGACGGGTTTTTGTCTATGCTGTCGGGCGGTGTTGGCACTACATCCGGAGTGGATGTGACCCATGATAGTGCATTGGGTATGCTGGCGGTTTATGCCTGTGTGCGTGTGCTGGCGGAGGGCGCGGCGTCGTTGCCGCTGATCGTCTACGAACGGACGCAGCAGGGCAAGCGGCGGGCGCAGAATGTGCCGCTGTACAATTTGTTGCACGATGCGCCAAACCCGGAGATGACCAGCATGGAAATGCGGGAGGCACTGATGGGACATACGGTGCTGCGCGGAAATGGCTATGCCGAAATTGAGTGGACGAATGGCGGGCAGGTGAAAGCGATTTGGCCGCTGCGTCCTGACAAGACAAAACCGATTCGGATTAATCGGGAGTTGGCCTATGAATATACTTTGCCGAATGGGGGCACGACGGTGTTGGCGTCGAGGCTGGTTTTGCACTTGCGGGGGTTGGGGCCAAATGGTCTGATGGGCTATGACCCGATCTCGATTGCACGACAGGCGATTGGGCTGGGGCTGGGCGCTGAGGAGTTTGGCGGTAGATTTTATGGCAATGGGGCGCGGCCTGGAATCATTTTGAATCATCCGGGCAAATTGAGTTTGGAGGCGCAGACACGGCTAAAAAAGGCGTGGGCGGATCGGCATGAGGGGCTGAGCAATGCCCACCGGGTGGCTGTGCTGGAGGAGGGGATGACGGCGCAGGAGGTGGGCGTGGCCCCTGACAATGCTCAATTTCTGGAGACTCGGAAATTTCAGGTTTCCGAGATCGCCCGGATGTTTCGGGTGCAGCCTCACATGATTGGTGATTTGGATCGGGCTACTTTTTCAAATATTGAACATCAGTCGCTTGAGTATGTGATTCATACGCTTCGCCCGTGGCTGGTGCGCTGGGAGCAGCGGATTCAGCAGACGCTCTTTGTGGGCGAGGATCGGCAGCGCTATTACGCGGAACATTTGGTGGATGGGCTCTTAAGAGGGGATACGCAGAGCCGGTATGCATCGTATAGCATAGGTCGTCAAAATGGCTGGCTATCGGCCAATGATATTCGTTCTTTGGAAAATATGAACCCGATTGATGGCGGAGATATTTATCTGATCCCTCTGAATATGGCTCAGTTGTCGTCTGGGAAACCCGTGGGGGCAAGTCCGGCGGGCGGGCGGGCCGCTGATCGGGCGCTGGCGGTTGCGGTGGAGGAGCGGGCTGTTACGCGGCGGTCGGTGGCGGACGCGGTGGCGGCACGGCAGGCGCTGGGCAGTTCGCAGATGCCGATTTTGCAGGACATTGCCGGGCGGGTTGTGCGGCGGGAGGTGGCGGATGTGACCCGTGCTGTACAAAAGTTTTTGCGCAAGGGCGGCGATCTGGCGGGCTTTTTGCTGTGGATGGAAGATTTTTATGAAAAGCATCAGGATTTTGTGGGGCGCAATTTTGGCCCGGCGCTGGAATCGATGGCGCTGCTGGTGTTGGCGGCGGTGGCGGAGGAGTTGGACGAGAACGTGGACGAGGATCGGCGCAAAACCGTGGTGGCTTTTGTGGATGAATATGCGACGGGGATGGGGTTGCGCTGGGCGCTGAGTAGCCGGGGGCAATTAATCCAAATTGCTGAGGAGTACGCTGGGGACACGGCGGGCGCGGCTGATGCGATGGACGAACGGGCGCAAAGCTGGGAGCTGAAGCAGCCAGAGAAGGCGGGGCGGCGTGAGGCGTGGCAGGCTTTGGGCGCGTTGTCGCGGCGATCTTATATTGCCTATGCCGTGCAAAAGCTGATTTGGAGAACGGGCGGAACTGAGGATTGTCCGTATTGCGACGGCTTGGCGGGTAAAATCGTCGGAATTAGCGAACCGTTCCTGTCAGCGGGAAATTACCAGCCTGAAGGGGCTGATGCCCCTCTGAAGGTTCGTCGAAATACGTTTCATCCTCCGGCCCATTCGGGCTGCGATTGTGTGGTATTTTCGGGGTAGGAGAGGAAAACGGGGGAGATATGGAACTGGAAAGACGGACTTTTGAGATTGCTGAATTGCGGGCGGAGGGGGAAGGCGCAAGCCGGAAAATTTCGGGTTATGCGGCGGTTTTCAATGCCCGGTCAAATGTGATTTGGGACTCGTTTCGGGAGGTGATCGCGCCGGGGGCGTTCGCCGAATCTCTGGGCCGGGACGATGTGCGTGCCCTGTGGCAGCATGATCCTGCGCTGGTGCTGGGCCGCAAATCGTCGGGAACTCTGATTTTGACTGAAGACAATCACGGTTTGAATGTGGAAATACATCCGCCGAACACACAGGCCGGTCGGGACGCAATTGAGTTGATACAGAGAGGCGACGTGTCTGAGATGTCCTTTGGCTTTTCTGTGCCGCCACTCGGGGATAGCTGGGCGGAGGAATCTGACGGGACGATTGTCCGCACGCTCAATAAGGTGAAATTGTGGGAGGTATCGCCGGTGACTTTCCCGGCGTACCCACAGACGGAGGTGGGGATGCGAAGCCAGTTTGGGGCGCAGGTGGCTATACCTGATTCGTTGCGCGGGGCCGCGGATGGATCAGCGAATGATACGCAGCGGGCGCTGCATTTGGACTTTATGCGTCGGCGGTTGACGCTGGCGGGGCTGTGACGATCTGAGCAATGAGGAGATAGAAACAATGGAACGGATTTTGGTACTACGACAGAAGCGGGGCCAGGCCGTGGCTGATGCCCGTGCGATTCTGGACAACGCGGAAAACGAGAAACGCGAACTGAGCCAGGAAGAGCAGAACGGTTGGGATGGCCTGATGGTCGAGGTAGATGGTTTTCGCCAGGCGATTGATCGGGAAGAGCGCCAGGCGAATCTCGACAGGGAGATGGGCGATACCCTGGGGCGTGACCTGGGGCAGTCTGGCGCGCAACACCGGGACGATGACCCGACCGGTAAGAAAAATGGCGAAAAGCGGACTCAGTTTGAGAGCCGGAGTTTTGCCCACCTGAATGAGATGACCAGTATTCCGGCTGGGATGTCCCGGCGCTCTTCGGTGGCGTATCGGACGGCATTCGGTAAAGTTTTGGGCTATGGAACACAGGGGCTGAATGCTGACGATGTGCGCGCTTTGCAGGCGGACAGTGACCCGGCGGGCGGCTATCTGTATGCGCCTATGCAGTTTGTGGATCGGCTGATCAAGGCGGTGGATGACGCTGTATTCATCCGGCAGTGGGCGACTGTGTTGCCGGTGACCAGCGGTGACAGTCTGGGTATTCCCACCCTGGACGCTGACCCGGCTGATGCGTCGTGGACAAGTGAGCTTGGAACTGGGGATGAAGACCTCACGATGAGTTTTGGAAAACGGGAGCTACGCCCTAATCCTCTGGCGAAACGAATCAAGGTCTCGCGCACATTGGTGCGCAAAGCGCCCAGCGCGGAGGCGTTGGTGCGTGATCGGATGGCGTACAAATTCGGGATTACCTGGGAGAAAGCTGCAATGACCGGCAGCGGGGCCGCGCAACCGTTGGGTGTTTTTACGGCTTCGGCCAACGGTATCAGCACGGCGCGGGATGTGGCCACCGGGAACACAACCACGGCGATGACGTTTGACGGGTTGATTTCGGCCAAGTACAGCGTCAAAGCCACCTATTGGCCGCTTAGTAAGTGGCTTTTCCATCGGGATGGTATGGCGCAGGTTGCGAAGCTGAAGGACGGCGACGGTCAGTATCTGTGGCGAGAATCGACACGGGCCGGGGAGCCTGACCGTCTGTTGGGGCAGCCCGCGTACATCAGCGAGTATGCGCCGAACACATTCACCTCTGGTTTGTACGTGGGCATTTTTGGCGACTTTTCTAACTACTGGATTGCGGATTCGATGGATTTCACAATCCAGACCCTGTTGGAATTGTACGCTGAGGCGAATCAGATCGGGTACATTGCCCGGTTGGAATCGGACGGAATGCCTGTGCTGGCCGAAGCATTTGCCCGCGTGACGCTGGGCTAATTGAGGAGAGATGAGAAATGAAGGACCTGCACAATAACATTCTGGTAAGCCGGGCTATTAGCCCGGCGGCGGCCACGACCGGTGATACGGCGTGGGTGTCTGTGATTTTGGACACGGCGAATTTCAGCGCCAACGAATTTGTGCTTTGCACTGGTTCGTTGGCGGATGCGAATGCGACGTTTGCGGTGCTTTTGGAAGAGGGTGCTGCGTCTGACCTCTCTGACAATACCGCGGTGGCGGATAAAAATCTGCTGGGCACGGAGGCGTTGGCTGCGTTTACATTTGCCGACGACAATGAAACCCGTAAATTGGGGTATATCGGTGTGAAGCGGTATATTCGGGCCACTGTGACACCGGCGGCCAATACGGGAGATGCTTTTGTGTCTGCCGTATGGGTGCAGGCCGGGGCGCGGGTTGCACCGCAGAGTTAATTGATTCGGTGGGGTTGGGGTGTGGGCGACTGCTCCCCGACCCCTCTGTTTGTCTGTTTGATGAGCGAGAGGAACTACGATGGCAGATGCAACGTATGGGACAAAAGTTTATATGAAGCAGGGCGGGGATTCGATGATTGTCGCATCGGGCGGCGCTGTGAAAATCGAGACGGGTGGAGCGATTGTACCCAACAGCGGAACACAGGCCAGCACAATTGCCGATTTTACCGTTACGGCGGTTTTGACGGGGGTTGATACTGGCACTGACATGACAACCGCGCAAGCGGCCACAATTGTGGCCGATTTCGGGAGTGTTGCGACTAAGTTGAACGCGGTTCTGGCAGCGCTGGAAGGCGCTGGAATCCTGGCGGCCAGCTAATGAAGATTCGAATGTTGACGATTGGGGCGGGGCCAGCGGGCACGTGGGCGCAGGGCGCTATTCGTGACGTGCCCGCTGCGGAGGGAGTGACGGCTGTGGCTGACGGCTGGGCTGTGGCGGTTGGAGAGATGCCGGCAGGAGAGATGCCGGCAGGTCTGCCCAAACGGGAGACGGCTACGGCTCCGGTGGCTGGGGTTGTGAAGCGGAAACGGAAACGGACGGAATGATGGGCGAGTTGATTTTGGGCACGGCCCCGGCGAGTGAGCCGGTGACAGCGGCGGAGTCGGCGGCGCATTTGCGGGTGGATGTGGCGGACGATGACGCGCTGATCGCGGCGTTGGTGGGCGCGGCTCGACAGGCATTTGAGGAGATAAACGGGCGCAGCCTCTTCACGACGACGTGGAAATTGGTGTTGGATGGCTGGCCCAATCGTCCCTATATTGTGTTGCCACGCCCTCCGCTGGCGTCGGTGGCGAGCATTGTCTATATTGACAGCGATGGCAACAGCGTGACTTTTGGCAGCGGCAATTATATTGTGGAGACGCTGCGCACGCCGGGGCGGATACATTTGGCCGAGGATGCGGATTGGCCGTCGGCCACGCTGCGCCGGGCCAGCTCGATCACGATCACATTTGTGGCGGGCTGGGCGACGGTGGCGGCGATTCCTCAGCGGTACAAACAGGCGATTCTTTTGCTGGTGGGGCATTGGTACGAAAACCGGGAGAGTGTGATCGCCAGCGGTGCGATGCCCAAGCAGATACCGTTGGCTTTTGAGAGCCTGGCGTTGTTGGATCGGATTTATTGATGCAGATCGGGAAATTGCGGGAGCGGGTGGCTATACAGACAAACACGCCGACTATTGATGCGATGGGGCAGCGGGTGGCGGGCTGGGCGACGGTGGCCACGGTGTGGGCGGCGGTGGAAGCCGAGCCGGGCGGCCCGGGCGGCAATGAGCGGACCCGCAACGGGGAGGAGACGCTGGTGGCTGAGGCGCGGGTACGGGTGCGGATGCGCTGGCGGGTGTTGTCGCCGTTGCAGCGGCTGGTCTGGACTGTGCGATCTCGCACTTTTGAGGTGGAGTCGGTGCAGGATGGGACGGGGCGGCGGGAAATTGTGGCGCTATGTCGAGAGGTGCAGACGTGAGCAAGCGCACTGTAACGGTGATTCGGCGTTTGGATAATTTGCAGGACAAATTGGATAAATTGGCAGAAAAAGCCAGCCCGAGGGAACTGGGGCAGGCGTTGAAATTTGCGGCTGAGCCTGTGGTGGAGAGCGCCAAATCGCGGGTATCTGTGCGAACGAAGGAGCTGCGCAATGACATACACAGCCGATTGATGCAGGCGAACACGGCGGGCGTGACTGTGGTCGTGGGGACGAAACATTTCTACGGTCGATTTCTAGAGACGGGAACACGGCGGATGGCGGCCCGGCCCTGGCTGCGGCCAGCGCTGGACGAGAATCAGGACGAGGTTGTAAGGCGGTTTCGGGGCGAGATTCGGCGGCTGGTATTGCAGGTGGCGAGGGGCTGATGGCGAGTTTGGAGGAGAGTTTGATTGATATTTTGACCGGGGATGTGACGCTGGCGGCGCTGGTGGGGACGCGGGTAGAGCCGTCGCCTTTGAGCCAGGCCAGCACGTTGCCGGCGATCAGCTATCAGCGCATCAGCACAGCGCCGGTGCATACATTCGATGGCGCGGTGGGGTTGTGGCAGGTGCGGATGCAATTCGACGTGTGGGGCAGCACGGCGCTGGGTGCGCAGGCGGTTGTTCAGGCGCTGCACGGGGCGCTTGATCATTACCGGGGAACGGTGGCCGGGGTGCGGATTGACGGCGCACTCAGCGGGAATGATCAGATGGACAACGACGCGGAATCTGGGCATTATCGGCGGATACTGGATTATATGATTTGGAGTAATATCTAATGGCTAACAATGCGGCGTTCGGTGCTATTTTGGCGCAGTTTGACACGACCTCCGGCTACGTGACGATTGCCCAGGTGGATGACATAAAAGCCCCGGCCCTGGCGCTGGAAATGACAGACGTGACGAGCCACAGCAGCGCATCGGGATGGCGGGAGGTGATCGGCGGGCTAAAAGCCATCGGTGAGATTAGTATGACGTTGATTTTTGACCCGGCTGGGGTCACCCATGTCAGCCAATGGACGGCGCTCGATAACCGGGAGCATGAGATTTTTCGCATGACATTTCCGGACGCGGGCGGTACGACGTGGGCGTTCCGCGCGTTTGTGACGGGCTTTGAACCGGGCGCGGCGGTGGGGGAAAAGTTGACGGGGAGCGTGACGATGTTGGGGACGGGCGCGCCGAAACTGGAAAGTGATTTTGATTTTTTAGTAGACGAAACCGGTGCGTATTTGGTGGACGGATCGGGCAATGTGTTGATCATTTTGTAGAGCTGGCTCTGTGCCAGCAGGGAGAATTACACGATGGCGAATTTTGCGGCCTACGGGTCGGTACTTAAACTGGCAACGGTCACAATTGCGGGGGTGACAAACATCTCCGGGCCGGGGTTGACGCTCGAAACGATTGATGTGACGAATCACAGCAGCGCATCGGCCTGGCGGGAGTTTGTAGGTGGGCTGAAGGATGGCGGGGAGGTGGGGCTTGATCTTGTGTTTGACCCGGCGGGGGCCACGCACAAGAATGCGGCTGGCGGCCTGCTTCATTTGCTGACGACCCGCGCCAGCGGTGCATTCAGCTTGGTTTTTAGTGACACGGCGGCCACGGCCTGGGCGTTCACGGCGTTTGTGACCAGTTTCGAGCCGGGCGCGGCGGTGGCGGATGGGCTGACGGCCAGCACTACGCTGAAAATCACGGGCGCGCCCACGCTGGCGTAAGAACCCCCACACAACCTCCCCCCATGCTGGGGGAGGGGCTGAAAGGTGAAAGGGATAATTGAGATGCTGAGTCGAAATCAGATTCTGACAGTGCAGGATTTGCGCCGGGAGGTGGTGGTGGTGCCGGAGTGGGACGGCACGGTGTATGTGCGTGGATTCACCGCGCTCGAACGTGAGGAGGTCGAGATGCGTTCGATGGCGATGATAGACATTGCCACGGGGACGATCAAGGATGCACGGCAGATGGCGGGGCTGAAGGCTTGGATTGTGGCGCGGACAGTGGTTGACAGCGACGGGCAACGCGTCTTCAGCGACGCGGACATTGACGGGCTGCAGGGGAAAAATGCGCTGGTGATCAACCGTTTGGCCGATATAACCGGGCGGCTCTCGTCGTTGGACGTTGGAGAGACGGAAAAAAAATAAAGGAGTCGCCAGAGCGTCAATTCTGGCACAGGTTGGCGTTGGCGCTGGGGCAGCCGATCAGCGTGTTGAAGGCAACGATGCCCTATGCCGAGTTTTTGGAATGGATAGCCTATAGTCGGATTGAGCCATTTGGCGAGGAGCGGGCTGATTGGCGGGCGGCGTCGGTTGTGGCGATGCTGGCGAACATAAACCGGGATGCAAAAAAGCGCAGAAAACCGTATCCGGTGAGTGATTTCCTTCTCAATTTTGAGCCAATACCGGCGCAGAGTTTGAATGACCAGTTGGCCTTTGTGGAGATGCTGAATATTGCATTTGGCGGTGAGGACCGCCGACCACAGGCGGCAACGAGTAAAGCGGACGAATAAATTTATTAGTTGGGGATTGTGTAGATGGCTACCACATTGGAGCGATTGGTCGTCGAACTGGCGACTGACACAACCAAATATCAGCAGGGGTTGAACCAGGCGAGTTCGGCCACGTCGAGTTGGGGCGGCAAGCTGGTCGGGATCGCAGGCAAGGCGGCCCTGGGCGCGCTGGCCGCGGCGGGCGCGGCTATCGTCGGGGTAGGTGTGGCCGGGGTAAAAGAGTTCGTCGGTTTTCAAAATTCGATGAATGAGGTCTTCACACTCCTGCCAGGATTGTCCGCGGAGGCGATGGGCAAAATGCAGGGGGACGTGAAAGCGTTTGCCAGGGAATTTGGGGTGCTGCCGACGGAGACGGTGCCCGCGCTCTATCAGGCGATTTCGGCGGGTGTGCCAAAGGATAACGTGTTTTCTTTTTTGGAGACGGCGCAGAAGGCGGCGCGGGGCGGGGTGACGAGTTTGGAGACGGCGGTGGACGGAATATCGTCCACGGTCAACGCGTACGGTGCGGATATTATGGACGCTACAAAGGCGTCCGATCTGATGTTTACCGCGGTTAAGCTGGGCAAGAC